GCGTCCTTTGGACCGTAAAGCCCTTTGTTTGTCTTGTCTAGGTAGATGTCACCAACGTTTCCGATGCCGCCCGTCGGCGCACCGTTGCCGGCGAGAACAGGCGATCCACCAGTTGGCAGCGAATAGAAAGGCATGGATGAATCCTAGACGTTGTTATTGGGAACCGGCTGTGTCTCTGGTGGCACGAACTCGCCGTCGGGTCCGCGTGACGCGTCGAACGTGTAGCCGATGCCAGCGTAGGTCCCGCGGTATGGCTTGCCCCCGTACAGATGCACGCCGTTCCGCGTGTTGTAGCTCGTCCGCTTGCAGGGCAGGCCGCGGACGTTCGCATAGAACGCTTCCCAGTCGGTGCCTTCGCCCTCGTCGTTGCCGACGATCACCTCGAGGACGACGTTCGTGGCGGGGTCGAGAAATGCGTAGTGTGCCATTGTCAGCTCCACGAGACCGTATCGGTGCCAGCCGTGATCGTGACGGTCGTCAGTCCGCCGCTGGTGGCCGTGCTGCTCGTCAGGCCGGCGCCGATCGTGATCCGCAACGCAGAGTTGAACCTAATGACGACGATTCCTGATCCGCCCGCAGCGCCGGCTTGAAAGCCGCTCGTCGCCCCGCCACCGCCTCCGCCACCGCCGGTGTTGGCGGTCCCTGCCGTGGCCTGCGTTGTGCTGGCGGCTCCGTTGCCGCCGCCGCCGCTGCCGCCGGTTGACGTGGTAGACAAACCGTTCGCGTTGCCGCCGCCGCCGCCGCCGGCGTAAGTCACGCCGTCGAAGGCCGTCTTCCCGGCGCCTCCGTTCCCCGGCGCTCCCGGCGACGAGTTTGCGGCGACTCCGACAGCGCCGGCGCCACCTCCGCCGCCGCCCCTGGCGACGTTGCTGGCGTTGTTCCCGTTACCACCAGAGTTGCCCTGCGGCGATGCGATCGACGCCGCGGCGGCCGTCAACGAGTTGCTCCCGCCGCAGCCAGACCCGCCGACAGAGGCTGACAGATTGGTCTGCCCGCCGCCGCCGCCAACAGGAACGATGCCGTCGAACCGAGAATGAGATCCTCGCGAATTGACAGCGCCGCCTGCGCCGACTGTCACGCTGTACGAGGTGTTCAGCGTGATCCCGAGCGTCTGCTCGAGGAATCCTCCACCGCCGCCGCCACCGCCGGAGCCCGACGCGGTATGGCCGCCGCCGCCGCCAGCGACGACGAGGACTTGGACGCTTCGCGAAATCTGCTCGCGGATGTCGCTGCGGCTGGCGAGCGAGTTTCCGGCCGTGCGGATCGACATCAGGTGATCTCGGTGCCGAAGAGGGAGAAGGCGAGGTTTCCGTTCCCGGCGTAGACCGTCACGACATCGGTCGTCGCGAGCGAAAGGCCGAGCGTGAGGATGGTCGTATCGTTGGCGGGAATTGAAACGTCGTAGGCCAGATACATAGCGTTTGTCTGCGATGCTCCCGCGGGCCTCGCGCTTACCCTGTACGTTGTGGCCGTCGCGCCGATGTTGGCGATCGTCAGCGAGGACACGACGGCGGACGTTGAGCTCGGCACCGTGTAGAGCGTCGTCGCCGTAGTGGCCGACGGGTTGGCCTGTCCTAAGACTTTGTAGGCGGCTGGCATTTGTCACATCCCTGCAATAAGGAACGGGTGGAAAAACACAGAAACGGCCGCCTGGGCGTTGGCACTGAGCCGCGCATCAGCGAGCGTGCCGCTGGTCAAATCTGATGCCGATGAAGATCCGCCGCCACCACCGCTTCCGGCTGGACCGGTTGGCCCAGTCACGCCTTGACCGCCAGCGGAGCCTGGGCTGCCCGTTGGCCCCGTCACGGTGGACGCTGGGCCTGTCGCTCCCGTTGGACCCGTCACCGTCGAAGCGTCACCAACCGAACCAGTCGCGCCGGTTGGCCCAGTAACAGTGGATGCAGCGCCCGCCGCGCCAGTTGCGCCCGTAGGCCCGGTTACGTTAGAGGCCGCACCGGCGGCACCCGAAGGGCCTGTCGGTCCCGTGACCGTGGAGGCAGCGCCGGCGCTGCCGGTGGGTCCGGTTGCGCCGGAAGACGGTGACGCGGGCGCCCACGCAGTCCCATTCCACGCCGCTACCTGGCCGGTCGTTGCGGAAGACTGCGTCAGCGCACTGAGCGGATGCGTATGGCTTAGGGGTGACCGGGAATCACTTAAGCGCGAGTCATTCCCACGGCAGGCTGTGCCAGTCGTGGTCCCGTAATTGACAGTGATTTTTCCGTTTGAAAAAAAGTCGAGCCCCGTTCCAACGATGACGCCGCCGAGGTTGTCGCCATCCGCTTTTGGCAATACGTAGGCTTCTGGAATCGTCGGCTTATTGCTTAGATCGTTGTACGAATTGGACGTTGCTACCGCTGCAAGCGCCGCAGTGTCCGGCGGAAAGACCGATGGCTTTCCCGTGATGTCGGCCCAGTCAGCAACACTGGCAACGGTGAATTCTGCCCACGTCGTTAGGTCGCCGCCTAACTGGTAGACCGTGTCTGCCGCCGTCACATAAACCAGCATCCCGGCTTCCCGCCTGGCGGACGGGATCGCATCGCGCTCCGTCGTGTCGGCAACCGTGCGGAAACCACCCTTGCCGTACTTCGCTTCATGTGAAGCATGGGTGTCCGTCGTGTCAAACGGCACCACTGGCCCGATGACGTTTGTCCCTTTGATCTCGCTCACGACACGACCACCTTTGCATTGCCGGTGATGGCGTAGGTCGAACGGTAGATCGTGTAGCTTGCGGCCGCCTGCGACGGGAACGTGATTGATCTAGTGGTGGATTCCCACGCAGAGGTGTACAGCCCGTTGACCGTGAACGACGCAGCGCCGAACGACGCCGGCAGAACGAAATAGATGTGCTGGCTAGCAGGCGTGAGCGTTCGAGCCTGCCCGTTGGCGCCAGCCAAGTCGCTCGAGAACAGGGAAACGATCTGCTGGTCGGTCACGGTCGCCAAAGCCGAAACGCCCCAGTAGCGTTGCTTGAGCGTTGGCAGCGCCGCGGAACTCTTGTCGGTGGCGATCGTGTGGACCCGCACGCAATTGCGGAACGGGTCGGCATACCGGAACACCGGCATCCCCGAAGGGCTAGTCACCTCATAGGTCAGGTCCACGCCGTCGATCGTCTCAACGATCGTGTCGTGCCGCAGCGGTTCGCCAAACGGCAATTCGGATGCCTTAACGATGAAGTCCCGAGACTGCCAGATTTCAACGACGCCGGATTGCGATGCCGCCTCAAACGTCGAACTGCCGACGGTGGCACGCACCTGGGCAAAACTGTTTCCCCGGTGGTAGGTGCAGAGGCTGGCCGCAGAATCCGCCAGCCGATTGGCTAGCCACGCCGCGCCGGTCTGGAGAAGGTCGGACACGAAGCACCTTAGTGCGCAATGCCCCCGAGCCGCGCGGCGAGCGCAGCGGCTACGGGGGCTTGCGTGGGATCGAAACTAGCGGTTGATCAGCACGTGCACGCTGGTATCGCCAACCACGCGGGCCTTTGCCAGCTTGCCGGCGGCAACGCCGGTCGAAGCGTGGGCAACGCCCGAAATGGCGTACCAGTTGATGGCCGAACCCTGCGCGCCGGTAGCACCGGTCGCACACGGCATCTCGAACACGCCATCAACAGCCAGAGCGCCAAGCGCTCCAGCGGCGATCGGGCGCGGAGCAACCGCGACCATCGCGCCGATCACGACCACGTCACCAACCGCAACAGCAGCGGCCGGCGTGTGGTCAAGCAGGCAACCGTCAGCAACATAAGAAGCCATTAGAAAACCTCGCAGGAAAAAGTGTTTGTGGATAGTCAGGTTGCCGGGCGGGCTTGGGCTCCCGCCCGGCAACTCCGGTTGAACTCTGTGGACTAAACGTCCATCTTGACGCCGGCGAGGTACTCGGCTTTGGCAACGCCAAAGTCGAAGTAACCCCGCATCTGCACGCCGAGCGTGTTGAAGTCGGCTTCCGCCGTCTCCACGATCGGGCTTTGCACGCCGTTGAGGAACGCCACTTCCATCACCGGCAGGTCAGCCGGCGAGGCAAGCAGGTAGTAGTCGGCCGCGTTGGTCAGGTAGGCCGAGCCGACCACCTGATACCGACCGGCGAACACGTTCGTAGACGGCTGGCCACCCGTGGCACCGCTCTGGATCAGAGCGGAACCCATGATCTCGGCCGCGGTGATCTCCAGTTCCGGCGGAACCACCAGCACGCTGGGACGAACCGCGATGGGGTTGCCATCGGGATCAACCAGCTTGCGGAACAGGTTGACCGCTTCCTTCAGACCGGCGATCGACAACGCCGTGGCGCTCGTCTTCTTGTTGCCACGGGCCGTGGTGAAGAAGGACGAATCGTCAAGGAACGCAGCCCAGAACACGTCGTTGAGCTTCAACGCACCGCCACGGCCGATCCGCTGCGGAACAGCGGTCAGGGCGCCGAGGTCGTCGTTGATGAGGTCCGTGCGGGTCACGCTCGTCATGATGCCGTAGGTGTCGGCACTGATCGTCCGCGACTCGTCAGAAGCGGCAGCGTTCTTGAGTTCGCCGCCGTTGGCGACTTGCTGGAACTTGAAGCCGCCGTTCAGCCGGTAGCTGGTCACGCTCTTGAAGTCGTTGACCGAGCGCACCGCCGAAATCGACCGCCACGAAGATTCCACGCCGTCGAAGCCGGCAAGGAGGAACTTGTTGACGGTGCTGGACAGGATGCCGGCAATCGAGTGGGTAGCCCACGCAGCCGCCAGAATCGGACGCAGCGTCGAAGCGGTCAGGCGGCGCGGGCCGTCATAACCGTTGGCCTCCGCGGCCGCCAGCAGCACTTCACCCAGCGTCGTGCTCCGCTGCACCTTGGCAGCGGCCTCGAGCGTCTGGGCGCTGTACGCCTTCTCGACGTTGGGCAGTCCGCCCTGGAGGGCAAAGGACGCCTCAATCACTTCCGCCGTGGGGGCGGTCTTCGTCGCAACGTGGACGGCCGGCGGAACCGGGCGTTCGTCACGGGTCGCGTTCAACT